CACAACAACCTTTATCGGGTGCAAGTGTGTCTAACATGCCAGCACTAACGGTAACACGACCTTTGATAGGTAGTAGTCCTGTTAGTGCACTTACAATAGCAACTACCGCTTTCTTACTTTTTAAATTCTGTTCAAAGAAACAGAAGATGTCGTCGAATAATCTATGTTCTTTTACCATGCCTGCAATCATCATTACAAATACGATTAGGAACAAGTATACTTGTCCGTTTAATGCTAAGTCTATGTACTCCATTATTTCCTCTTAAAATGTTTGTAATATGCATTTTGTATTTTTGATTTTATGTGTATAAAACCTATGTTGTCAAAATACTTTCTTTTTTCTAACCATTCAAGATCATGTTTTGTTGCATCACGAACTTCATGCTTATACTTTTTTTCTGTTATTGGTATTAATTGTGCAAGTGGCGTACCCGCTTTAATTATATGTACACCTTGGGTGTTCCAATATCCTTGTAAATTAATATCACTACTTATACTAGGGTCAAGTATACCTTGACAACATTCAAATATCATATTTTCATTATAAGGTAATGGCATCATCATAAACTTTACATCGCTAACAATTTGCCAAGGCGTGTTTATTTTTAGTATGTGTGGATTACTCCATGGACGTTTTGGTAAAAACTTACCAATACTGTCTCCACGCTGAACTTGTAGTGTGTCTTTACCCAATATATCATTTAGTGTAACACTTGGCATACTCATGTTAATACGAGTTGCATCTGCTTGCACTTCAATATCATGCCAAGCATGTATAATATATCCTGTTGTTAGTATGTCAACAATACCAGGACATCTTGCAATATGTACATCGTGTTTCTTCTGTTGATAATCAGCTCGTGCTAATGCTACCCACTGTGGCAAGGTGTTACGAGCAGTTGTTATAGGGTATGCTTCAGTTAAGCCTTGTACTTTGCTGAAAAACTCTATTTTAGTCGACTTGGTTAAACCTAACATTATATACTATATTGATCCTATTTCTATTGCTTTTGTTTATTTCAACTTCATGTGGCATCCAACTTGGCCATACAATTAAATCACCATCCTGTGGATCAAAGCTAAATGTATTCATAAACGGACTAAGCACGTTACATGTTAGTAATGTATTAGCTGGGTTTAATAAATTAAGAGAACCAGTGTCAGTTCCTTGTATATAATAAACTGCACTAAAGTTCCACTTTTCATGTGTATGTAATTTATTAATACTGCCTGGTTGGTTTACATTAGTCCAACTATCTATTTCAGGCGGGCCAAACTGTTTTATTTTGTTATTGTAAGTTGGATCGTGTTCCAAGTAATATCCAACTGCTTTGTTAATCGTTTCCTTGAGTTTTTGTTCTAACCAATCCGAGTTGTTGTAAGATATCTTACTGCGCCAACAACCATCATTACTCATACCAATTTGTGGATGATTAGGATTATTATAGGCTGCTAATGTTTGCTGTAGTAAATCATCACGCTGCAACTCAGTGCCGCAGTTATGTTCGATAAATGCATCACTTTGTACTAATTTAACTTGGTTCACGTTGTACTACCAAAATATAAAGACCATTCCACCATTGTGTAGGATTTTCTACATTATTAGTTATAACACGGTGGTTAATAACTGTCAAGCCAGCATTTTGTATACCTTGATTAGCACCACTAACTACACCTTGCCAATTAAAATCATCAAACACAAGTATAGCAGTATCAGCAAGTGTGTCTGCATAATATTCAACTGCTTGTGCGGTTGTAATTTCATCATGTGGTCCGTCATAAAAGAACAAGTCAATGTCATTTAGTTTGCTTTTATCTACCGCAAATAAATCACTGTCATGAATAGTAATATTGTCGCCACTTACATTTTTATCAAACTCTTTTTTTGTATTATTTGGTAGTGCAAAAACATCTAGTTCAGGCTGTATATTTTCTTCCCATTTGTCAACACAATGTATTTGAATATCATTGTTTTGAGCAACGGCGGCGGCGGTTGCTCCCATAGCACTTCCTATCTCTAGATAATTGTTACAGTGTTTACTCAATCCATATAGTAAATTTTGTACTCTTGGACTAGTTAATCCCATAATATTAATATTGTTCTCATAGTTAACACTATCAACTAATTCTTTTGCAACTGCTAATGTATATGGATTAGTTTTAATTGGAGACTTCGCTTCGTATACTAGATCACAAAAATTACATTCCCAACAATCAAATTTACAATTTTTAATTTTTTTACGCCAGGCATCAATTGGTCTGTCTTTTAAATTTGTATCTTCAAGATAAGTGTTAAACGTGTCAAATAATATTTCTTCATTACGTGCATAACGTTGTACAATACTTAGCGTATTAAAAAACTGTTCAATACTCTCTCTACCATGCATTTTAAACACATCAACATAATCTAATAACTCTACCCAATCATCACGCCAAGGTGGAATATTTGCTGTTTTTAGTGCAGTACTTGGATCTTCCACACTCCACTTTTCACAGGTACTACGACTAATTGGATCAGCAAAGTATGTAGGTGAATCTGGTGCTCTGGTGTTGTTAAACTGAAAATGTTCATCCATCATAGTACAACCACCCAAACAACCTTCGTTTCCTAATAGTGCAATTTTTACACCAAACTTGTCTGCTGCTCTGCGTATTTTTTCTAGTGCATCTCTATCCCGCATTAAGTCACGATCGATGTTGATGTAATTGAATCCTGTTTTAGCTAAATTAGCTACTTCATTTGGATGTGTGACATTGCGCAAGATAGTATTTTTAATAAACAGTTCTGGAAACTCTTTTTGTATTTGTCCAGTGCTTAACCAATGAGTATGCGGTATAGTAGCACTACGCACGCCTGCATCATATAACTGACGGAAATTTGCTATAAACAAGTCTAAGTTTGCTTGATCAGGTCTAATAAGTGTATTATTAAATGTGGCACTGATTGGTATACCAGTTCTTTGTTGTATATACAATGCAGCGTCTATTGGTGCGCCGATATCTTCAAATACATCTCCCATTGCGTCTTGAACAAACGGAGGCATACGACAAGTAAAGTACAAGTCATATATATGCTCTCGGTATTGCTCAAGGAAACTTACAAAACTATTGAATTGATTTTCGTTGAGTTTTAGGTTAATTGGTATACTGAACATTATAAATTAAGTGATGAGTTTTGGTTGGTTCCGAATTCGTCAAACATTTGTTGTACTGGCATTTGTAAATCATACCTATTATGTAATAAACGGTTACAGTCTGGAATGGTTTGACATGATTTAATTTCTTGTTCAACAGCCTGTTTTTGTGATAGTAAAGTAGCTACTTTTAAATTATATTCATCAACTGCACTGTTAACTTTGTTAACCATTTCTTGTAGTGTAATACCACGAGCTGTTGCAAGTAATTGTAACATTGGTGCATTAGGTGATTCAGGATTAAAGGATTCAGCTTCGGCTCGCTGTTGTGCCCAACTACTAGCTTCAAGATCGCTGGTTGTCAAATTTAATCCTTGCTGTCTTTTGTCATAAACTTCATCTAGCCATTTACGCATAATTGCTTTCATTAGTTTTACTGTGTTTTGTTTTTCTGTATCTGACAAATAGTATTTTTGTTTGTACACCATTTCTTCTTCACTGGCCATCAAATCAAGCTGTTCCATCTGTACAGTATTATCTTTAACAGTTATAAAGTCTCGATACTCACCTATAAACTTCCAAGCCTTTGCAACATTATCATCTAGAACAGTCGGATTGAGATGTTGGTATTCTAAAATATCAACATGTGTTTCAGGAATATATCCAATAGTCCATAAAGTCCATTCGCCATAGTGAATAATATTACGCTGTGTTTTTTCATCAACTTTCTTAAATAAAATATACATGATTAATCTTCCTTTGTCAAGCCTAATAAGGCTCTATATGGTGCGCTGGTAATACCTTTTTGCGCCATTTCATTTGCATTACTTAAATGCATTTGCAATCTTTGTTCATTTCTTACAAGATATTCACTGGCAAGTTGTAATGTTGCTTCTTGTTGTCCTGGTGACATCATTGCAATTGCATCCATGTTACCAACACCAATACGCCCGTATGCTACCATATCCATAGCTGCTTGTTTTGCCAATCTGTATGTCCAGTGTTGTGCTTCTAGTTTTTCAGACACTTCTTTATCACCGATTACATCAATTAGCAACCTACCATCTTCATATTTTCCTTCAGGTGTTTGATTAAATTTTTCAATAAGATCAAGATATGTTTGTCTTTCTTCATATGCTGCTTTTAATTTATGAAGTAATTTTTTATAATTGCGATCTTCATGTTCGATATCTAAACTAATGTCTTCAAGATCAAAACCTGATAATTTCTCTGCTTCTGTTTTTAGACGATTTAACTTTACTTTACATTTTTTAGTATCGTATTCCATTTGCTCAATTACGTCTTCTCTACTAGAAATTTCTAACATGTACTGTTTAACTTTTGCATATGGTGTAATTTGTGCATTGCCAACAAAATTCTCTGCTTTAAAAGCAGGCAATCCATTTCCATTACTAATACTTTTACTAATAATGTCTTGATGTTCAACACTCATATCTGTCGTATCTGTAATTAAATCTGTACGACTGTATGTTGTTAAATCTGTTACTTCGTTTTTCATTCTTTATCCTTTTAACCTTTCCATACACAGTGACCGCTTGATCCACCAGCAGGGCCAGTTCTTACACTTCCTGCTCCCAGTGTTGCGCCTGACTCTGTTTGGTAATAAAACTTCCATCCAATGTTGTTTTGTGCACCGTTATACATTCCCATCATGTACTGGTGGTGTTGTCCCATATCAAAGTTTTCTTCACCACTGTTGCCAACTGGCTTAGTGACAGTTCCTATGTTTTGTCCTGTGCTGTATTGTGTTTTACGTAAATTATACCCACCAGAATAGTTTCCTTCATTACCTGCGAAACCTATTCTGTGCTTACTACTTATGCCTTTTTGTTGACTACTGGAGCTACGGGCAATATCAGTTTCAACAACTGCGGTTTGGCTTGCTGAAAAATTAATTCTGTATCCAGCAGTCGCATGCCATGCATAACCTTCATATTCTCCACTATGCGATGACATACCGTTTTGTCTAGTACCGCCACCTGTAGCAGTTGTTAAACTTTGTGCACCGTACATTGTATCTGTAGTAAAGTTGAATACATCTATATTGGATTGACCGCCACCACATATATACGCATATTCGTGTTCTTTGAATACAGTTGCGCAATCATTTCTACTATAAAGTAGTGTAGGACAATCTCCAGCAACTAATCCTGTTTCTGTGAACATATTAATACCACTAGTAGTTGTGCTCGCAGTACTGTGTGTGTTATTGGCATTCCAAATATAACCGTAAGTTAGCCCACAGCCACCGCTACTGTAACTCCCCTTTGTATGTAATAAGTCTCCTAAATTAACTGTTAAATCTGTTTGGTGATTCATACTGTTAACATTTAGCCATGGCACACCACTTTGATATCCGCCCATTACATAGCTTTTTGTAATGATTTGTCTAAATAAAAACTGTCTTTGCTCTTGACTAACTTGCCGCCATTCACTACCATCATATAGTTCCATGGCTTTTGTTTTATCATTAAAATATACTTGCCCTTGTACTGGACTACCTGGTCTTGATGTAGCACCTGCAACACCGCTTGCTACATTAGTGTTTCCTCTACTTTGCCAAGTTGTTCCGTCCCACTCCCAAACTTTGTTATCATGTACATGCATTTGTCCTACACTAGGACCACCTGGAAAACTTATTGCCATTAGCTACCACTCCATCCACAATGTCCACTAGACCCGCCAGGAACACCAGTTCTAATACTACCAGCACCCAATTCATAGCCGCTGTCAGTATAATAACTAAACTTCCAACCACGATTATTTTGTACACTATTTCCATACATTCCTAGCATATATTGGTGATCTTGTCCCATATCAAAATTCTCTTCTCCGCTGTTACCAACAGGCTTTGCAACATTACCTATATTTGTTTCTGTACTAAATTGCCAGCGTCTTAAATTGTAACCACCTTGATATGTTCCTTCATTACCAGCATAACCTTTACCTACTTTACTGTTAATACCTTTCTGTTGGCCATTAACACCACAGACACTGCTCGTAGATATTGCCGCAGTTTGGTTTGCTGCAAATGTAAATTTGTTTCCTGCGCCATTAGGATAAACATATCCTGCTGCTTCACCGTTTATGCTTCCCATGCCATTGTTTGTGCCGCCTGCACTAGCTGTTGTCATACTTTGTGCAGCATACATTGTATTATTTGTAAGGTTAAACACATCAACATTTGTTGTTCCACCACCGCAAATATAAGCATATTCTGTTTCTTTAAATGCAGTTCCACAGTCATTTCTCGAATACAGTAATGTTGGATTTCCAGTAGCAACACCCGTTTCTGTAAACATATTAATACTGGCAGTTGTAGTGCTTGCAGCATTATGTGAATTATTTGCATTCCAAACGTAGGCATAAACTTTACCACATGCACCACTTGCATAACTTGCTTTTGTTGCTAGCAAATCTCCCAAGTTTACCATTAAATCTGTCTGGTGGTTCATACTGTTAACATTATACCATGGACTACCTGACTGATATCCACCCAGAACAAAACTCTTGGTAATAACTGTTCTGTGTAAATATTGTCTATTATCCTGACTAACAGCTACCCATTCTTCACCATTAAACATTTCCATAGTTTTATTGAGATCATTATAGTAAACTTGTCCTGAAACTGCAACGTTATTGGCCGGACGATTACTTAATGTACCAATAAATTGTATTTCATGATCGCCACCAACTTGATTCCAGCTGACACCATCCCAATACCAACGTAGTCCATTATGTGTATGAATTGCGCCAACGCTGGGCGATCCTGGAAAACTTATAGCCATATTATACTCCAATAACTACGTATATTTATTAGCCTTTCCAAACGTTGTGTCCACTACTACGCCCAGCAACACCAGTTGGCTCGCTTCCTGCTCCCAATACTGTGCCACTATCTGTTTCATAATACCACTTCCAAGTATTGTTGTTTTGTGCACCATTATAATGACCTGTGCAGTATTGATGATACTGGCCCATATCAAAGTTTTCTTCACCACAGTTACCTTGTGGTTTAGATACATTACCTATATTTGTTTCTGTACTAAACTGCCAGCGTCTAAAGTTATATCCGCCGCTATACGATCCTTCGTTGCCACACCAGCCTTTTCCTAATTTACTGCTGACGCCTTTTTGCTGACTATGTGCTCCAGTAACACTGCTTGACGCAATTGTTGCTGTCTGGGTTGCCGCAAAAGTAACTTTATTACCAACGCCGCTGTCGTGCCAAGCAAAACCTTTATCTTCACCGCTAAACGCACCCGCATATCCAGAAGCCTGTGAAGTTAAACTTTGTGCACCGTACATTGTATTTGTAGTTAAGTTAAACACATCTACAGAGGATTGGTTGCCGCCAATAATCCAAGCGTACTCGTGTTCTTTGTGTACTGTACCACAGTCATTTCTTGAATACAATAGTGTAGGACAGTCGCCTGCAACTAATCCTGTTTCTGTGAACATGTTAATGCCAGCGGTTGTTGTGCTGGCGGCGGCATGTGTGTTATTGGCATTCCATATAAATCCATAAGTTAGTCCACATGCACCGCTACTATAGTTTGCTTTTGTATGTAGTAGATCGCCCAAGTTAACACTTAAATCCGTTTGGTGATTCATACTGTTAACATTATACCAAGGACTACCTGACTTGTAGCCTCCCATAGTAAAACCTTTAACGATTACTTGTCTATGT